GTGGATTTATTAGAATATGATAAAACTAAAAGCATATTATTTAAAACAGATAGTTTAGTAGCTGTGCAAACAGATATTATTACAAATAAAGAAGAAGTCATTAGTGTTCTTAATAAAAAAGAATCAGATGATCAAGCTATTATTGATTTGCATCTAAAACAAATAGATACATACAAACAAGAAGTTGGAGGTCTACAAATAAGTCTTAAAAAAGCAAATAGATCAATTAGAAATCAAAAAATTAAAACAATAGTTTTAGGAATTGCTGCAGGAGCAGTATTGATTGCTACTCATAAATAATATGGCTGCTGAAGGAATAAACATACAAGATAGAATTAAGGAAGAGTATTTAAAATTAATGTCTAATAACATTAATGAACAACTTTTAGATGATTATATAAAAATTATTTATTATTCTAATATAATAAAAGTATGCGCTAAAAAAATTAATAAAACAGGAGGACTATATTTTAAATATGCAAATTAAGAATGATAATATAGATATAAAAGAACGTATAAAAGATGAATACTTGAAATGCGCTACAGACCCAGTGTATTTCATGAAGAAATTTTATATGATTCAACATCCTCAAAGAGGTCGACAAATGTTCGATCTCTATCCTTTTCAAGAACAAGTACTGAAATTATTTCAAAAACATTCTGATTCGATTATTAATAAGTCAAGACAATTAGGAATATCTACACTAGTTTCTGCTTATTCTTTATGGTTAATGATGTTTCAAAGGGATAAAAACGTTCTTGTAATTGCGACTAAGCAGGAAACTGCAAAAAACATGGTAACTAAAGTAAGATTTGCTTACAATAATTTACCTGATTGGATGAAAAAAATAGCCAAATCTACTTCAAATAATCAACTTAGTCTTAGTTTAAGTAACGGTTCTCAAATTAAAGCAGTATCTGCAGCAGGTGACGCTGGTCGTTCTGAAGCTGTATCATTACTAGTAATAGATGAGGCCGCATTCATTGATAATATTGAAACAATTTACACAGCTGCTAAGATGACCTTAGCTACCGGAGGAGGGTGTATAGCTTTATCGACTCCAAATGGTGTTGGTAACTGGTTTCATGCAACATACTCAAAAGCACAAAAACAAGAAAACGCATTTTTACCTATATCTTTACCTTGGACAGTACATCCTGAAAGAGACATTGAGTGGAGAAAGCAACAAGATATCGATTTAGGCGTAAGAAACGCAGCACAAGAGTGTGATTGCATCGCTGGAGATTCTGAAATATGTGTTTTAGATGAATTGACTAAAGAGATAAAAATTATATCTTTACATGATCTATATTCAGACATACATTCTAATTAGTGATTATGTGGAATATTTATTAACATGAATGCGATTGCAGATAGAGTAAAAATATCTTGGGAAAAATCTAATAACGCTATTGATAGCATAAAAGATACATATGATTATAGCGCTACTAGAGAATTATTACTGAGAGACGATTTTTATAAGTCATTATATGGAAAAGGCAAAAATAGAAGTCTTATAAAAGCCGATATGATATTATACAAGTCAATCTATGAACACACTAAAGATTTAGAAGTTTTTTTTGTTGCCAGATTTAAAAACAAAATATCGGAAGCATCTATACAATACTATATTTCGTTTTCTAAAAGAGTTAAATTTATAGCTGAGTATGATAAAAACTTTTCTTTATTGAAGTGTAATTGTGGAAATTCAATAACATGGCATAAATACTGCAGAAAGTGTCCTGAGTATCATAAAACTCAGACTAATAGAAAACACACAGATGCTACTAAATTAAAAATGAGAATATCTACTTTAAAATATATTCATGATGGAAAAGGTCAAATTGTTCCGCGCTATAATAAAAAATCTATATCATTAATAGAAAACTTTGGTATTGAAAATAATTATAATTTTTCTCATGCTGAAAATGGAGGGGAGTATTTTATTAAAGAATTAGGATATTTTTTAGACGCTTATGATCATGAAAATAATATAGTACTAGAAATAGATGAGCTCCATCATTATGATTCAATGGGAAATTTAAGAAAGTCTGATATACGCAGGCAAAAAGAAATAGAGTCTTTTCTTGACTGTAAATTTTATAGAATAAAGATATGATAGAACTCGTAAAAAATAGTAAATACAAAGTACTAACGCCATCAGGATTTCAATCTTTCTCTGCTATAAGGGCATTAAAAAAAGACGCGTACTATAATATTGTATTTTCTAACGGAAAAAGTATTAAGTGTTCTACTAATCATAAGTTTATTAGAGATGGAATTGAAGTTTTTGTGTATGATTTAGAGATTGGATCTTTTTTAGATGGCAAAAATAATAGCAAAGTAGTTGTTTTAAGCAAAACTTTAGAAAGCGGGGAAATATTTTTGTATGATCTAGTAAATGTGAATAATGAAAGCATTTTTTATTCAAATGATATAGTTTCCCATAATTGCGACTTCGCTACTTCAGGTAATACAGTGATTGAACCAGAAATTTTAAATTGGTATTCAGAGAACATGATTAAAGAACCAATTGATATTGGGGTGTTAGATAGAGCTCTCTGGGTGTGGGAAGTTCCTGATCCTATGAAATACTATATGGTTGTAGCAGACGTCGCCAGAGGAGACGGGATGGATTATTCTGCGTATCATGTAATTGATGTAGATACTTTAACGCAAGTAGCAGAATACAAAGCTCAAATAGATACTAGATATTTTGCAAATGAATTAATATCTATAGCCACAAAATATAATCGTGCATTATTAGTGATAGAAAACGCTAATATAGGATGGGATGTAATTCAATCTGTATTAGAAAGTGGATATACTAACATGCACTACAGTCACAGAGCTGACAATAGCGCTGATTTTCAAACCTATCTTTCAGTTCATAATGGAAATCATACATTAGTACCAGGATTTACAATGGCAACTAAAATTAGATTAAATGTTATTGAAAAAATGAGAGACTATATAGAAAATAAACATGTGACAATTAGATCAATAAGATTATTAGACGAATTAAGAGTGTTTATTTGGAAAAATGGTAAGCAACAAGCCATGCAAGGATATAATGATGATCTAGTAATGGCATTTGCGATTGCAATGTTTTTAAGAGAGACATCAGTACGATACAAAAAAACAGCTGATAGTTTAACTATTGCTGCAATAACTAATGTTGGTAAAAGTTCTGCTGATTTAGGATTTTATGCAGCAAATAATTATAATGCTCAAAATCCTTGGAGTATGAAAATATCAGCACCAGGAGGAGATTATCAACAAGATTTAACTTGGCTTATATAACTAAATAATTATGGCACAACCTGAAATAAAAAAAGATAATTTATTCGCATCACTTAGAAGATTATTTTCTACTGATGTGATTATTAGAAATACTGGAACTAAAGGCGGAACTGGAATCACAGTAATGGATCCTGATAATATTCAAGCTAATGGTGTTATACAAACTAACTCATTAATTGATCGCTTTCATAAAGTATATACGACTTCTACTGCTTATGGAGTCAATTTAAATTTAGCACAAAATTATCAATCAGCCCGTGTACAAATATACGCTGATTATGATTCAATGGATACAGATGCAATCATATCTTCAGCATTAGATATTATAGCTGATGAGTGTACGTTAAAAGATGAAAATGGAATTTTATTACAGATTAGATCTGCTGATGAAAATATTCAAAATATACTAGAACAATTATTTTATTCTATACTTAATATAGAATTTAATCTTTGGGGGTGGGTAAGAAATTTTTGTAAATATGGAGATTTTTATTTAAAATTAGAAATATCTGAAAAATTTGGAATTTATAATGTAATTCCTTTTTCTGCTTATAATATTGTTAGACAAGAAGGTTTTAATCCGCATAATCCAAATGAAGTAAGATTTAAATTTGATCCTAATGCTGCACTAGGATCTACTACGGGTTATTCATCAGCATATAATAATCAAGACGTTGGAGTTTGGTTCGATAATTATGAAATGGCTCACTTTAGATTTACTGGAGATGTAAATTATTTACCATATGGAAAATCTTATTTAGAAAACGCAAGAAAATTATTTAAACAATATACTCTTATAGAAGACGCAATGCTTATTCATAGGATTGTAAGAGCACCTGATAAAAGAGCATATTATGTTAATGTGGGAGCTATCCCACCTGCTGAGGTTGAAAACTATATGCAAAGAATGATGAACAAGATGAAAAAAACTCCTCTTGTTGATCCTAATACTGGTGATTATAACATGAAGTACAATGTACAAAACATGTTAGAAGATTATTTTGTTCCAAGAAGAGGAAATGAAGATTCTACTAAAATAGAAACAATACCTGGATTAACTTATAATGGTATTGAAGACGTACAATACTTTAGAGAAAAAGTGTTTGCTGCTCTTAAAATACCTAAAGCTTTCATGGGATATGAAAAAGATCTAACTGGTAAAGCCACTTTAGCAGCAGAAGATATTCGTTTTGCAAGAACAATA